ATGGCCTCCTCTGCTCCGCTCATGCAAGAGGTGCAGAGGTTTCAGGGTGGAGGCACTGTAGACCCAAGACTTCTTGCGGACGCTGATCGTGCATCTAGAATGGAGCGCGTGGCGGCGGCGATGGCTGCTGACCCTCGCGCTAGAACGCTGGGTGTTGGGGGCCTGTCTGGTCTTTTGGGTCCAAAGGGTCGTGAATTGCTCGGTTTAACTGATGCAGCGCAGGCAGAGCAATCTAGCTTGTCTGGTCTTTTGGGTCCAAGGGGCCGTGAATTGCTTGGTCTGACTAATGCAACACAGGCAGAGCAACCTAATGACATCACCGCCAGTGAGGTCTTGACCGATGCTCAGGGCACGGGCGAGTTTACTCCTCTTAATCCAGAAGTTTCTCCTTTTGATACTTTCCCTGTAGATGGTCGCTCAGTCGTGTCACCTGACGGAGCGGTTAGCAGCCAGCCTGTGACTATGCCGCCAGCTATGACACCGATCCCTGGTTCAGGCATGCCACCGATCCCTGGTTCAGGCGTTGAGTTCCCCACACTCGCTGAGGAAGAAGCTGCGAAAGCAGCGGGGTCAGTAAAGGATTCAGTTAAGTTCCCTACCCTTGCTGAGGAAGAAGCCGCGAAAGCAGCGGGGTCAGTAAAAGATCCAACCCTGTCCGAACAAACTAACCCTGGTAAAACAGGTGCAGAAGCCGTTATTGAAACTGTTGAGAAAATGTCAACGGAAAACCCTGATTCCGCCGTCAAATCCGTTGAGAACATCGTCAGCACATTTTTAGCGAATGATGATCAAGAGTCTGCTTCCGATACGTTGCTTGCAGCACATGGTGAATTGGATCCAGACGAACCGCTATCTACGGACGAGCGTATCGAGAAGATGCGTGAAACGATCCGTAAGTTTTATGGGCGCGACCCTGGCGAAGAAAGGCGGATTGATGGTTTGAACTTGGCTATGATGGGCTTTGCAGCTGCCGCAGGTGATAGTCCAAACGCACTGAAAAACCTTGCCGATGGTGCCTTGGTAGGTGTTAAAGCCATGAAGGAAGAGAAGCAACGCCGTCAGGCTCGTGAAGACAAAATTACGGGACTTGCTGTGTCAACAATCCTTGGTCGTGAAGAAAAAGAATCAGATCGTGCGTTCCGCAAGGACTTGTTGACTCTTTCCAACAAGCATGACCTGAAAAAGTTCGCGTTAGAGGATACTTCAAAACTGAGGCGTCTTGGTATTGACATGAACTTTAGAGCACTTCTTGCTGATCAAGACAGGGTGTTGAAACTCCAGCTAAAAGACAAAGACATAGACATAATCAACTCTCGTATGCAGAATGAAATGAATCAGCTGATCATGCGTCTTGATTCCGCAGAGAGCATTGCAGTTAGTGATAGATCCTCTCGTGAAGCAATTGCTCAGGCGGGTGAAACAGCAGCGTTGACTCGTTCTATTATTGGTAACCTGCCTGACGGGTATGGTTTTGCAATGATTGAAGGTCAAAACAAAGGTCTTAAAGGCAACGAGTTGATCGAGTATGCAACAGAAAACGGTCAGAAGTTTGCGGCAGACGCACTGTTAACTGGACCGGACAGCCTAAGACGAGCTGCCACGACCATCATTCCTCAGATCATGAAAGAGCAGGGGATCACTTATGATCAGGCTTCAAAGCAACTGTATAATGATCCGACCTTCCAAAATCAGTTTAGTGAGCAGATGAACTCATTGAATATTCCTATCGTTGATGTTCTAGCCCCACGATCAAAAGATGATCCTACGCTAGTTCCATCAGGTGAAAAGATGGTTGTTGGTACAATCGTAGATGCGCAAGGTAATCCGGTTGCTTCTTTGGATTATATAGGCAAGAATAAAAACATTAGACGAGAAGATCGGAAAGTGTATTTCATAGTTCAAGATGACGGCACATTACTGAGAAGAGTAAAAGGCCAGCCGCTTAATCAAGATCAAGACGAGTAAATCATGGGACGAGTTGATGTATCAGGGCTTCTTGGTGGGTCAGGCGATCAGGACGAAACCGTTAGAACTGACGATGATTCCGAGTACGAAGGTGCGCTAGTTGAGCTTGCTGAAGGGGTTAGCTCTGGCGTAATCGGTATTGGTCAAGGAATCTTGGAACTCGGTGCATCCGGCGTTGATTTAATTGCAGACACTGATTACGCCTCTTCCGTTACAGATGGTGCGGAAACTCTTCGTGATACGCTAGGTATTGACCCCGAAGGAATTATTGGCAAAGGCGCAGAAGTCATTACACAGTTTGCTGTTCCTGGTCTGGGTGCAGCCTCTGCTGTATCTAAAGGCAGTAAGATTGCTAGAGCACTTGGCGCAAGTAAAAGCGGCAATGTTGTCAGTCGCAGGTTAGCCAAAGGAACAGACCTTGGAAGAAAACAAGAACTTGCCAGACTAGGCCGCATTACGGCGCTTACAAGACCCGAGCGGTTGGCATTAGGCGCACAACAGGTTGCTGCCGCAGGTCTGGCGGACGCAGTTGTAGCAACCGATGGCACCACTACTATTGCTGATTTCTTTGAAGGTGGCCCCACACAAACCGATCAAGAGATTGGTTTGAGCGGTAGAGAAGAAGCAAGTCGCCGACTTTTGAACAAGTTAAAAATTGGTGTCGAAGGTGCGGGTGCCACGGTCATTGCACCAGCGGCTGTTGGTCTGACGGCAACTGTAGCAGGCAAGGGCGCACAGGCCGTTGGTCTAGACAAGGCTGCTAGTTACGGCGCACGCAAAATCCTTGAAGGCGGTGCCAAAGTAAAGGATGTGCTTGATGATCTTGAGTATCAGAGAACCTTAGGCAAGGACTTTACAGATGACGCAACCGGACTTGTAAGTTCGGGTATAGGTAAGTTAAAGAACGCTGTTCCCGATACGCTGGCTGCACTTCGTTATCGCGGTGTTCTTCCTTACGATATCGGTGAAACTCGTTCCTTGGTTCAGGCAAATGTTCAAGGTGAACTTAAAACTGCCACAGCAAGACTTGACCGCATTGAAAAGGGCCTTGACAGAGCGATTAAAGACCCAGGCGTTGAGACTGGTGATCTTGTTAAACAAGATTACTTTAATAAGATCGAAGAGTTCCTGACTACGCCGTCTCCAAAAAGAAAGATTCAGGCGTTAAAGTCTCTGCCGCCCTCTGTGCAAGATGATGTTGTTGGTATGCGGCGACAAATTGATGATCTTAGTAAAGATATTATGAATAGTGACTTTATAAAAACACTAGAAGGCATAACGCCAACGGGACGCAAGGTTGCTGATGGTGGTCAGGATGTTGCGGATACTATCCGTCAAACAATTAACAAGAACCTCAACTCTTATATGCGCCGCAAATATCGTTTTTATGAAGATGCAAAGTATACACCTGACCAACAGACTATTGATGATGCTGTTGCTGGGTTTAAAACCAATAAGCGTATGACAGAATACGAGCTTCAACATATGGTGCGTGAGGGTGGGGATGAAACCGCCGCTCGTTTCCTGAACGATGAAGGTCGCATTGTAGGTGAGGTTACAGACGAACAAGCCAAGATGGCCGTAAAAAACTTCCTTGAAAGAAAGAGTGTTCCCAACAAAAGTAAACGACCAAAACAATCGGTTCGAGTTGCTGAAGATCGTTTAAAGACTGGAATGCTTTTGGAACGAGAGCGGCTTAGAGACTTTCAAAAACGGTTGCTTGGTGAAATCAAAGACCCACAGGAATCTTTTATTGGCACAATCGCTGACCTTGCGGAATTCAAAGCCATCGATAATTTTTACGGCATGGTTCGGAACGAAATTCCAAGAAATGAAACACTGCAAAAGTTGTTTAAGGACACAGCGAACATGACTCCTGCTCAAAAGAAGAACTTAAAAGAGCGAGACGGGTATGTCATTCTCGGTGAACAAGAAGCGACCTCGAAAAAAATTAAAACCGCTCAAGATTTTGCGGAAGCGAAAGGCAAATCAGGTTGGGGTTCGTTGCAAGGTTACGCCGTTCCTGAAGCGGTCTATAATCAACTCACAAAGTCTGTGGGTGGCGGGGTGCTTCCAGATTGGGTTAAGGCTTCATATGGCGGCCTTCTTAAACTTAAGGGTGCAAGCCAATACGCAAAGACCGTTCTATCGCCTATCACTCAAATCAGAAACTTTACTACAGCTGCACTCTTTGCAACGGCACAAGGGAATGTTGGCCGTGGAGCAAACCTCGGTGAATCGATAGATCTTGTCCTTCGTGATATTGGGCTAAGGAAGTCCACAGAAGAAATTACCGAAGAGCTGGCAGAGATGCAGCGTCTAGGGATCATTGGAACGCAGGCAGAACTTCGAGAAATTCAAGACTTGATTCGTCAGGGGGCGGCAACAAAGGGTTCTGGCCCTCTTGTTGAGGGTGCCGAAATAGATCCTCGTCTTCAAAGCGAGACTATAAAAAAGCTGAAGAACAATTATGTCGCTAAACTGGCGGGTGCTGCTAATCAAAAAGCTCAGGATTTATACAAAGGCAGTGACGATGTCTGGAAGATCTACAACTTTAAGTTTGAACAAAACAAACTAAAGAATGCGTTGCGTGGATCATCCCCTGAGGAGCAGTATTTTGCGCTTGCTGGTCGGGCTGCTCCCGAAGGGTCTGCTGTAACGCCACAAATGATTGATGACTTAATCAAAGAAGAGTCTGCTCGTATCGTCCGTAATACAGTGCCGAACTACAATCTTGCGCCAGAAGCAATTAAAACCTTGAGGAAGATGCCTATTGGTAACTTTATCACCTTTCCATACGAAATCATGCGAACTGGCACAAATACCATTACTAGGGGCATTCAGGAACTTGCATCAACCAACCCTGAGATTCAAAAGATCGGTATGCGCCGACTGACAGGTGCGTTAACCACATATGCTGCTGCACCTATCGCTCTAACAGAATTAGGTTACATGGTAAGCGGCGTAACGGCAGAAGCGATGGCTGCGTATAAGCGTTCTGGTGCTCCAGATTGGGAGCGTAACGCCACGCTTATTCCTGTTGGAAGAAATGATGACGGGAATATTGAGTACATCAACTACAGTTATTCAAATCCCTACGATTACTTAACACGATTTGCATCCGGTGCACTCAACGCTTTTGATACTTCACAGCGCACAGGTGAAGATCTCAGCACAAACCTTCGCAAGGCATTGGGCGAAGCTGCGAGTGAGCTGGCATCTCCGTTTACAGATCAGTCAATGATTGCAGAGGCGCTGATCGATGTTCTACCTGCTGAGACAGGGTTTGGTCGTGGCGGCAACCGCATAAGTGGCGCACGAATATACAACCCAGAAGATGATGGCGCTACACAAATGCAGAAGTCTGCAAACCATGTGATCAATTCGATGTTGCCTGGTGCCGTTCCTGTTGATGTTCGTGGCGGTGAGTTTGAACCAAGCCGATTCCTTCGTGGTGTAGCGTCAGCAGTCGATGAAGACGAAGGGTTCTTGGGGATTTCACCAAAAGATCGGTATGGTCGTGAACGTAATCTTAGAGAAGAGATGGCTCGTGCAATGACGGGCGTTACGGTTCAAGAAGTGGATCCTGCTAGAACTCTTGAATACAAAGGCTTTGAATTCCGTGAAGCCCGACAGGATACATCTGGTATCTTCAACTCTGTTGCTCGGCGCGAAAATGTTACGCCGGAGCAGCTTTTTGATGCGTATGTAGATGCAAACGAAGCACGCTTCCGTGTGTTCAACCGCTTCCATCAAACGGTGGAAGACATGAGAACTATGGGAATGAGCGACAGGGAGATCAGAAAAACTCTTGAAGACGCGGGTGTTGGTGGTGTCAACCGTTTGATTCGTGGTGATTATGAACCACTTGAAGTTAGCAAAACCATCAGAGATGAGATGCGGCGCAACGGAACGATAGGTATGTTGCCTCGTGGTCAGATTAATTCATATCGAGCACAACAAAAAGGCAGAGAATTTGGTGCGGAAGAAGAAGCACCAGCGGATACTGGCCCGATTAGCGCACCAACAGGTCGGATTAATGTTGGACCTCTTCTGCAACAACAGTCAACGACAAGTGCTCCGGCTGTTGCGCCTAGCATCACGGCTCCCGCAACTGGAACCACGGCCCCTGCTACAAGAAGTTCGGGTCGGATTAATGTGTCACCGCTCTTGGTTCCTGATCCTGCAACCAGATCAATCTTTGGGATAAAGTGATGAACAAAAATAAACTACGCAAAGAACTCGCCGAAGATGAAGGTTGCAAGTATGAGATCTACCTTGATCACCTAGATCTACCAACCTTCGGAATCGGTCATCTCGTGGTTGAGGGTGACCCAGAACATGGTCAGCCCGTTGGCACGCCCGTTGATGAAGAGCGTGTGCATCAGGTGTTTGATTCGGACATTACGTCCACGTTAGATGAGTGCAAAGTCCTGTACCCAGACTTTGATGACCTGCCAGAAGAAGCACAGCTAATCATCGCCAACATGATGTTCAACATGGGGCGACCTCGCTTGTCCAAGTTCAAGGGTATGAAGACCGGTGTCGATGCACGCGATTGGAACCGTGCAGCTGATGAGATGGTTGACAGTCGTTGGTACAACCAAGTCACCAATCGTGCCGAGCGTTTAGTCAAACGAATGCGCGCCCTGTCTTAAAAATGCAACACGACACCCCTAGTGTTTGTCTCAGGGAGATATGTCTTGTTTGCTCATGAGCTTCATGTAGGCAAGATTGGTGAGCACATTTGTGCTTTGAGAATGCTCAAAGCAGGTATCTCCGCATCTATAGTTAACTTTGACGCTGTTGATTTGATCGCAACTGATCGAAGTCGCATGTGGCGTATACAAGTAAAATCTTCGACCTTGAAAAGCAGGTCTGATCGAAGTCACAAATCAATGGGGTATCAGTTCAACATAGCGGTTGGGGGCAAAAAGAAACGCCCCCTTACTTCTGTGGATTGTGACATTGTTGCGCTTGTTGCGATTGATCATGAGGAAGTTCTTTTTTACCCAGTCGAGTCTTTGTTAAAACACAAAACAAAGCGGATACTGCCAAAAAGATTTGATGACCGTGACAAATGTATGAGAACTTGGGAAAAAACCTTGGATTATTTTGACTAATCAATCTCGCCCCAGTTGCTCCCTAGTTCCTGATCCACCTTGCTCGGCACCTTGAGTGGTGTGCTCGTTTCCATAATCTCTTTGATCCTTGACGCTTGCTCCTCGGACTCTACATTAAAGCATAGTTCGTCATGAACCGTGAGCAATGGCACAAGGCCCTCTTTATAGCATTCAACCATCGCGGTCTTCGTTTGGTCGGCTGCCGAACCTTGGATCAATCGGTTCAAGGCTTTGTAGGTAAAGGCTCGGCGGATGTTCATGCCGTACTCTTTCTCAGCATCCTCACGCTTCATGGGTTTGTTGTAACCAAATGTCTTTGGCTCCCACATATCAAATCGACACTGCCGCCCTGACATGGTCCTGATCTTGCCGTTCTTGCTGGCCTGCTTTGATACCAAGTCGGCCAACCCCTTAACAAAGGGAACTTTGGTGTGATACTGACCCAACAATTCGGTGGCCTCATCTGTGCTAATATTCATCGTGTTGGCTAATTTACCTTTGCCCATGCCGTACATTATGCCCAAATTCACGGTCTTGGCCTGCTTACGACTAATACCAGCCATGTCTGCCACCATCTGGTGGAAGTCCGCATCGCCTTTGTGATACTCTTCAACTAGTTCGTCAACCAACGGATGCCGCATGTTCTTACTAAGACTAGCGCAATAGTGCACCAAGAGCCTCGGCTCTTGACTCGCGTAGTCGAAACTTCCCCACTTGCAGTCCTCGTCAGGTATGAACAAGCCACGGATCAAAGCCTTAATCTCTGGATCACGCGCCGGAATCTGCTGGAGGTTTGGGTTACTGGATGAGAAGCGCCCTGTCACGGTGCCGCCATCGTCAGAGCGCAACGGATGAAACTCGCAGTGAATACGTCCCTTGTGTGAGAATTTAAGGATGTTGTCGATGAATGTGTTGCTTGCCTTGTCAAGTTCCCGAAGCCGGAGGATCTTTGCTGCAATAGGGTGCGAGGAGGCTTGTAGAAAGGCTTTCGTAAAGGACGGCTGTCCGTTTTTTTCTGTTTTATCATAATACAGATTATAATGATCGAACACTTTGGCTACGCTGGTAGCAACCCACGGTTCGACTTGCAGGCCTGTTTCATGTTTGATGTCGGCAACAAGGTCTTTCTTTGCGTGGATCAGGCTTGCCTTGGCTTGTTCAGCGCCGTCCATGTTGACCCTCACACCACGCTCCCGCATGTCGAGCATGACAGGTATCAAGGCCGTTTCCATGTCAAACACCGTCATCAGGCTTTGCTGTTCTAGTTCAACTTTAAACTTGTTCCACAATTTCAACGTGAGTTCAGCGTCTTTCTCCGCATACTTGCCGACAAACCGTGAGTTCAGCCGCCACATCTCACCTTTCGGATCGAAGCCGTGGTCTGCCGCGGCTGCACGAAGCGTCTTTTCGTCCTTGCGCTCGTTCAGATAATCCCGCGATAGGTTGTTTAGGCTGTAACTGAAACGGTTCTCGTTGAGCAGAGGTGCGGCGATCATGGTATCAATAATAGTACCTTCAACCTTGACTCCGGCCCAGCGCAACCAACCCGCATCGTAGGTGGCGTTGTGCATGATCTTGGGGATGTGGGGCGTAGCAAGCTGTGCCTGTAGCCACTTCATGACCTTACTCTGCGGGATGTTGCCCCCACCCTCATGGGCGATAGGGTAATACCCAACAAAATCCCCCGCTGCAATCGCAACACCTACGATGAATCCATCGTCTCGACACCATCCTGGCCCTAGTTCCATAAGGTTTGGATCGTTTGTTTCCAAGTCAATGGCAATGTAACTTGAGTTGCGCAGATCTGGGAACTCTGATGGCGGGAGCCAGTCCTCATCGAATGTATCTATATCCATACGATGAAGCCAACTTAGTTGGCTACTCTCTTTCCGCGCCATCTATCTCTCCTCCAAGACTCGCGTAGCCAGCGATGTCAACCCAAGAGTCCTTGTGTTCCGGCGTGTTTGTCAACCGAGCAACCTTGAGAAGGATCATACACTGGTAAACTTGTGCTACGCTTATTTCCTTTTCCAATACAACAGACCAGAGTTTAGCAATATTTTTATGGTTTTCATAGGCATCGCCGTATTCTTGCGCCCTGATTCCATAGACTAAATCTTTTGCTGTGCTGAGTAACTCGTCTCGTCTCATATCTCATACCTGTACTTACATTCTGGATCCACAATATGTAAATTGTGTTTTGTTCTTGTGATACCTGTGTAAAACACACGATGCTCATCGTCTTGTTCAGGGTTTTTGACTGCTGGGTAACATGATTCCGTAAACAACATGATATTGTCATCCTCTCCGCCCTTCATGCGGTGGATGGTAGACAGGCTGATCCTTGCTTCCATGTTGCCTCTCCGCTTGATCGCCGCCAGATAGGTGCGCTCTTCTGGAGACATGTTTACGATATCCTCGGAACTGGTAGACTTTTGCGACAACATGCCATGATCACGAACCAGATCCTCATAATTATACATCGCTTGAGGATCCACAGTATCGAGGGACTTGATTGCGCCTCGTTTGATCACGGCTCTTGAACCTTGCTTTGGCACTTGCTTGTACAGCTCACGAGCATCTTCAAGGCTTACGCCCTCACCCTTTTGTAAACGATCCCAGACATTCATCGCCTTGAGAAAATCCTCGTTGAAACTGAGGCGGTCATACATGCGAAACAATTGACCATCGTTGCGTAGTTGAGTAGCTACTTTGGCTATTATGTTGTTGGTTCTCCCCATGATGGTCCACGAACCTTGATCCGTGTCCACATCGTGCCAACTTGAATACCACTGGATATCCCCCTGACGATCCATTGGATTCCATTCCTTGGGCTGGCGATACCCGATCCTCTGAACCACACTGTTGGCTAGGTCGAACACCTTTTTCGGCACCCGATAACTCTGGTTAAGAATCTGTTTGTTGTCGCAGGCGTTCATGAAGTTGCTGACTTCCACGCCATTCCAGCGGTGGATACATTGATCGTCATCCCCAGCATAATAGATACGATCAGCGTGCTGCTTAAGCACAACCACCTGATGCCACTGCAAAGGCGTTAGATCCTGTGCTTCATCGACAATAAGAACCTCCAGCGTGGGTGCCGTGCCTTGCCTCACGAACTCTTGCACCATATCGGTGTAGTCGTGCTTCATGGCCTCCTTTTTATACGACCTGTATGCCTTTGCGATATGCTCGACATTCTCCCAGTACAGACTGTAGTCAGCGCGGTCATTGAACTCAGCTTCAAGAGAGATGCAGCGCATGGCAGATCTGGATATGATTTCCAGATATTTGTTGCCCTCTTTGTTGGACATTGGAACCAAGCCATCTTCCATTGCCCTCGCCGTGTTTCCATCAAAGACCATGCCCAGATCCCTACCAAGCATATTGAAATCGTAAGCATTCATCAGGTCTTCATGGTTGTAGCCTAGCCAGCGGTGGTC